TATTTTTCAATGCCGCACTAAATTGGAAATATGGCGTGTTCGTTCTCGATGTCACAATGTCACCGTCAAATTTCACACGAAAACGCACGTTCACCTCCAAATCATACGATGAACCCGCGCCGTATTTCTTATCGAAATCTTCGCCCTTGCTGAATAGCGGTTCAATATACCCGTCATATACCAAATCAGACATCTTTGCGCAATACCATTGTGGTTCAAATGTTCCGAACTCTTTTGATTTGGTTTTATCCAGCGTGAAACCTAAAAGAATACGCGGTGATTCATCGGGAAGCGCAAGCGTTTCATCGGCGACGTTCTTTGTGTATATCTTTGTTGACGGCTGTTCCATTTGGTTTTTGTACACAATAGAACGTGCCGGAACTAATTTGTTCATCCATGCCGGATTGTGCGCCAATGCGACGCCGTCAATGGTCGTTGTACGGTTCAAGTCAACCTCCGTGTCTGTGCGGTTGTTGAATGTCGTTTTGATTCCGACTTCGCCGACGTTTACAGACACTTTTGTTGCATTCGCGTTCGTTTCGCTGTATGTCGATAAATCAATCACACCGGAATACAACAGTTCGCCGGAATCGTCCGCAACCGTGTACGTGATTTCGGTGTCGATGTCGGTGTTGTACGCATCGCGTATGATAGACGCGGCATTTCGTCCGGCGTTGTCATAGAACTCTAATTTGCCCGTTGACACCTCCGCCGATATACCATGATAATTGCCGCGACTGATTTTCGTTTTCAGCCCGTCAAATCCGATTGGTTCGTCGATGATATGCGCAACGCCGCCAATCGTCAATTTGTGTGTCAGTTTTGTCAGTTCCATGCGCCTTGATATTTACGGTTCAAATATGTGTGCGTATCGCCGCCTTCAGACACGCCGATGCCGTTGCGATCAACGGTGACATATACGGCTTTTTGTTCCGGAATATGTTTCGCGACTGATAATCCCATACGTTCATAGTCGAAATCAGCGAATCCGATATGCTGCATGATGATTGATTGCATGATTTCGCGTTCGATGTCCGGTTGCGCCGGTATATACGGCGTCGGTACACCATAATCGCCCCACGTTTCCGGCTTGTTTACCTTATGATGCGGAACGATTGACGCATTGTCCGGAATCCACATCAACTCCGCACCGCGTTCACCTACCATTGCATATTCGCCTTTGCCGCGTTTACGTCCTTTCGCGTATTTCGGCAACGGCTTTGCCAATACCATTGCAAGTTGCGTTGCACCCAACGCCGCCGCGAATGCAGTCATGGCGATCGTAGTTGCACCGAAGTCAACTTTCGGCACGTCCGCCCAAATACGCATGATTGCCATTGCTGTGTTCATAGCGATATTGAACGCCGCTTCCGCCTTTTCAACCGCTGCGGCTTTGCGTTTCAATGCCAACTTCTTATCCTCCATTTCCTTTTCTGAAAGATACTTTTTGTTCGCATCTTCTTTCGCTTCCTCTGCGTCGGTTGTATAGTATTCGTCAAGATCGTCCAATTGTTGCTGAATATTGTCGGAAATAGCACCGAATATCTCTGATGCCATGTCAGACACAAACGACAAAATTTCGTTTTGCAATTCCTTGATTTGCGCGGCTTTTTCCTCTTCGTCTGCGATCTCATTTGCGATGCGTTCACGCTCGATTTCAAGGAGTCCGGCTTGGTATTCCTCATAATTCATTTCGCCGCGCTGACGTGCTTCTGTCAATGCTTTTTCCTCATCGTCCAACCGTTCATCGCGAATGCGTTTCAGTTCGGCGGCGGCTTCTCGACGTGCTTGCAATCCGGCTTTGATATTGTTCAACGTCGCTTCCGCTTCCATTTCCCTTTCGGTCAAGGCATTTTGCGTCTTTTGGTGTTCGACTTCTGCTTCCGCCGCCATTTCCTCGCGTTTATTCGCAATCAAATCATCGTTCAATTGCTGTTCGATCGCTTTGATCCGCGCCGCCTTTTCCTCTGCTGACATCGTGCTTCGTTTCACGGCGTCGATTTCCGCGTCTGCTTGTTTCGTCAGCAATTCGCGCTGTTTTTCATACACTTCAGACGAAAATTTAGCACCGGCACGCATTTGCGCGTACTTGATCGCGGTTTCGGCTTTGATCTGTTCGACGGTTGCAGCGTTTTTCGCTTGTTCATCGTCAATGGCTTTCAGATCATTCGTCAACTGAATTTCGATTGCCTTGCGTTTCGCGGCATACGCTTTCGCGCCCAATTCGGTTTCGTCCAACTGTGCAATAGCATACGCGGCTTGTTCTTTTGCAAGGTTCTTTTGCGCTTCGACGTTGTTCACATCTTCCGCAAGCACATTCTTCAGTTCTTGAACGTGTGCTTCTTTCGCTTGCAATGCGTATTTCCGGCGCACCTTTTCGATTTCCTGCGCTTGTTCTGCAAGCAATGACGCCCGCAACGCCTTTTCTTCTTTTGAGTTGCCGGAAATCTCTTTCAATTGTGCCTTGTAATTGGCTTGAATTGCCGCGATTTCGCGTTTTTGACCGTCCTTGATCAGATTGATCCGGCTTGTATTCAAACGTTCTTGCAACGCAAGACGTTCATCGGCGATTTGCTGTTCCTTTTCGGTTACGGCTTGACGTGCATCGTTCAATTCCTGCGTGATTTCCTGCCCGCGTTTCCACACCTCATTCATTTGGCGTTCCGCTTGCGTCAACTCCTCCAGCACCTCATAATACTTTTTCGTGCCTTTCGTCGTCAATGACAACTGCTTTTCCTTTGCCTTGAATGCTTCGTTTGCCTTGATCTGCTCTTCGTTATTTTGGCGAATAGCATCGTTGTGGAATTTGAGCGTTTGGGCGGCTTTCTCTTTCAGATATTCCAATTCCGCTTGTTCAATTTCCATTTTCGACGCATGGTTTTTGCGCTTTTCGTTCATGTCGGCTTGTTCGCGCATGGCGATTTCGTTCATCGCCTTTTCATGCGTTTTGTTCAGAAGATTCAGATTGTAAGCGGTTGATTTCGCTTGTTTTTCGTACTCTTCTTGTGCCTTTTTTGCCGCGCGCGATGCCTTTGCTTCCGCGCTGAAAGCACCAAACAATTTGAAAATACCATACGTCAATGCAGCAATAGCCGCGACCGCTGCAACAACCAATGTTATGATCGCGCCGATCGGGTTTGCAGCCATTGCAGCGTTCAGATTCCATTGTGCCGCCGTTGCCGCGCCGGTTGCAGTCGTTTCAGCACCTTTCGCGGTTGCGTCCGCTGCCGCTGCCGTTGCAGATGCCGCCGTTGCTGCGGCTTCTTTTGCCACCTGCTTTGCGAAAACCTTGCTGTATGCAGTACGCAACACAACCATCATCGCGCTGTCTTTGTTGAACGTGTTGAATACTTGTTGCGTGCCGTTCAGAACAGCCATTGCCGCTTGAACCTTCAAAAACGCTTGTTGCAATTCCTCTGATTCGCCGCCGAACAATGCCATTGCAGATGTAGCGGCATTGAAACCGCCAACAATTCCCGAACCCGCCGACATAGCGGCGTCAAGGTTCATGGTGTCAGATGCAAGAATGCGGATTTGCTGTTGTGTGTCGCCGATTTGGTCTGTCAACTTTGCCACTTCGACACCCATTTCGATGAACGCTTGCGACGATGTATCGCCCGCCATTTCCATTTGTGCCATTTGTTCGCGCAATTCCTTGATGCGCTGTGCAAGTTTACCGGAAACGCCGTTCATGGCATTGTACGACGACATCGTTTGATTCAACGACTGAATGTTTTTCTGATTCGCGTTGATCTGTGCTTGCGTTTCGCGTATCTGCTTTTGCGTCGTTTTGAGCGATTCCTCCGCCTTTGCGCGTTCGTCAGCCGTTGCTCGGGACATCTTCTCCAATGCAGCCGTCTGCAACTTTTCAGCGGCGACAAGTTGTTGCATTTGCTTCTCCAACTCTTTGCCTCTGTCATTCAGCGAACGCATTTGCACTTGCGCTTCGGTCAAGTCCGCTTCGCCGGTAATCCGGACAAGTATGTTTTGATCTGCCATGTTATCTGCGTTTTATTCGTTGTTCAAATTCCTTTTGTTGCCGCTGTCTTTCTTCGCCCTGCTTGATTTCCCGTTCCAATAATCCGAAAAAGTCAAGCAATGTCATCGTCAACAGCCGTTGCGGGTCGCCATGTGTCACGATTTGTTCCCATTCGTCGTATGCTCGTTCTTGTTCGTTGAGCCAGCCAAACGCATCAAATCGGAATGCAGGGCGTTCAATTGCACGTTCAGTTGGAAAAATCCGTCGAAATCGCCAACGGCATTCTTCAAGTAGGGCATCAATTCCGTCAACGGCTTTTGCAAAAAAAAACTTTCAACGGATTGGTCTTTTTTCCAACGTGCGATTTTCTTTTCAGCGTATGCCGGTTCATACACTTCCGGCTTCTCGGTGCTGTCAAAATAGACAATTGACGCAAGACGATAGCACAATTCAAGATCAGCGGTCAATGACAACCGGTCTTTCAGCATCGCATTCAGTTCGTTCAACTTGAATATGTCGATCTTGTTTGAATGCAAGATTTCGTCAACGGCTTTCGTGTATTCCAATAGGAATTTGCGCGAACAACGCATTTGCACCTCATTGAACGCCGCCAATGCAGCACGACCGCGCTGATATGGCAAATTGTTGATGTCTGAAAAACAATAATACTTGCGACCGCCGGACGTGAATGCGTATTCGATCCGGTGTTGCGATTTCTGTTCGCGGCGTTTGTCACGCTCGATGCGCCATACTTCCGCCAATTCTTTGACTAACTGTCTAAATCCCATAAGTGTTGTATTTGCTGTTCTAAAATTGCGGGGTCTGTTCCGAACCCTATTTTTGTGCGGTTCTCATACAAATGCCAATACCCGCGTGCGTCCCATACTGCTATTTGAAATGTCGATTTCCGATATGCTTTGTATAGTAGTTGCCCGCCGGAACACATGCAGCCGTGTCCGATGAATCTGAAACCGTACTTCAGCGCAACACGTTCACACGCCATTTTGTATTCATTCCGCTGTTCTTGTGTCATCGTCTTTGATAATTTGTCCGTTTCGGCATTTGGCGATCACGGCTTTGCGAAAATCCACGTCCAATTTGTGCGAATACTGCTTGTGAACGCGCTTTGCGTAATACTGATTGATGATTTGCCGCAATTCGTTGCGTTTGCCGATGAAAAACGTGTCATTCCATTGTACAACGTATATGATCGCGTCAGAACCGCGCGATTGCCGCTTGGCTTTCGCAATTGCTCTGCTTCTCTTATGCTTGAAAAGCGAAAGACGAATCCATTTGTACGGATAGATGATCCATGCAAACAGAACCGTCAGAATGATAGACGCCCAATATATTGCGTTGTGTTCAACCTTAATCGTTGCCATAATAGATGTATTTGATGATTGCGGCGGCGATGACGTTCGCGCCGATAACGCCCAACATGACGGGTATGATGTGCCAATGTATGCCGAATAATGGCGGGTACAATGCCAGCGTCCAAATGCCACCCATACACACGTTGCAGTCATATAGCGGCTTTTTGAGCCATGACACTTTGCGCACGAATGGTTTGTCAAACAGCGCGTCCAATCGTTGCCGGAACGCCCCGAAAATCATGCCGTCAAACATGCTGACATGTATTGCGGTGATGATTAGCGAAATGATGATAATCTGTTCAATCATATTGTTGTTGTTTTGTTGTTGTCAGTTCACTTGCGCAAAAAAGCGATAGAACCGATGAAAAAAGTATCGCATGTTATCCAAAAAGTCGGATTGTTGCGCGGGGTTGCTTCGCGATGTCTTGATCGGCTTGTTGTCTTCATCTGACATGACTTGTTCGCAATCGTCAATCAGCGGTTTGCACCGGTCTTTGTCGATGATGATGTCGAACCGTTCAAAACAGTTGTTCATAAACAATCGCGATTGCGCCAATGGCGGGTTCGTTGTCGAAACTTGAATCGCCGCCGCGCCTAATCGGAAATACATGCGGATTTCGTCATAGTTCGTGATCTGCGACATCGTTGTTCGCGCGTTTCCGGCACAATCGCCCGTGACAATCAGCATGGCGCGTGGGTATCGTTTCATAATTTCCATACACACCATTCGCGTTGTTGCGTTCTGAATGCGTATTGTGTCGATGCCGTATATGCGCCGGTTGTCGAATTGCCACAAACTGCATGTCATCGGGTCTTTGTTGAAGTCGAAAGACACGTACAATGGCATGTGCGGGTTGTACGTCGTTTTGCCGACGTGCCGCGTGCGGTCGAAAGCGTGCAACCATGTCCGGTCTGTCACCGTCATCGGTTTTTGCTGATATTGCGTGCTGAAAACGTATTTGTTCGTTGCGCGCAACTCATACAACTCCTCCAGCGTATGCCGGAACGGACACAAGGCGCGTTCGTTTCCGTTTTCGTCCGTAACGATTGCGGGCAACGAAAGAACCTTCCAATCGTATGGTTCTTCTTCGCGCTGCAAATAGCCGCACAAGTCATCTTTGTGCAAACGCTGCATGACAACGATGATCGGCGTGTTGCGGTCGTTCATACGGCTTCGGATCGTGCCGTCAAATATGTCAATGACCTTTTGTCTTGTTATCGGCGAATCGGCGTCAATCACTTTCAACGGGTCGTCAATGATGATTGCACCGCCGAATTTGTATTCATCGCCTTTCGTATCGTCCTTTTCGTCATCATGCTGCCTTTCGCTGCCTTTCCCGTCGAGAAAATCGGCGATGTCTTGCGACAAAAACGATATGACGTCCGATTCTTCCGTGTCAACAGTACCCGCGCCGAATCCGGTGATTTGTCCTTGCGATGAAACCGCATAAACGCCGCCGCCGTCGGTCGTGTACCATTTTGCTTTCGCATTCGCGTCTTTCTTGATCTCTATTTCCGGATATAGGGCGCGAAACCAATCCGATTTGATTGCGTCGCGTATCGCTTCGCTATTCTCTAATGCCAAATTTTCCGAATACGACGACATGATGAACTTTGCGCAAGGGTTGATTGCAATTCCCTTTGTCACAAACGATTTCAGCATTTCCGTTTTGCCGTATCGCGGCGGCATGTTTATCATCAAAAAGCGCGTTCGCCCTGCAAACACATCGTCAAACGCTTTCGCGATTGCAATGTTATGTTCGCCGACGTTGAATTTCTTGCCATTCTGTGACGCATAAAACAAACGTGTGGCAAACAATGTGTCGGTGGCTATTTGTTGCCGTATTGCTTGCGTTGCTGTCATTGTGTCAGATATGTTTGTT